GGAAACGGACCAATGCAGATGATACAGCAGTTTATGCAGTTTAAGGAGAATTTTAAGGGAGATCCGAAAGCAGAAGTGCAGAAAATGCTACAGTCTGGGCAGATTTCCCAACAGCAGCTTAACCAAGTTCAGCAGATGGCAGGGCAGTTTCAAAATCTGCTGAAAAATATGAAATAGTACATTACAATCTGGCCAGATTGATGTAAATACAAAAAAGGAGATTATAACTATGGATGGAAATTTAACAGCATCAGACGTTGCTCTTTTAACCGGGAACAACAGAAATGATGGAATGTTTGGCGGAGATGCCATATTGCCGCTTATCGTACTTTTCTTGCTCGTATTTTTCGGATGGGGAAACAACGGCTGGGGCAATAATGGCAACGGTGGTGGATATACAGCCACGGCAGCTACTCAGGCAGACATTCAGAGAGGATTCGATAACTCCGCAGTAATCAGCAAGCTTGACGGAATCAATAACGGCCTCTGTGATGGATTCTATGCAGTGAACAACGGTATGCTTACCGGATTCAACGGAATTAACACCAACATCATGCAGACTGGCTTTGGAATCCAGCAGGCAATCAATGCTGACACTGTAGCCAATATGCAGAATACAAATGCGCTCCAGGCACAGCTCGCAAACTGCTGCTGTGAAACCAGGGAAGCAATCCAGGGTGTAAACTACAACATGGCACAGAATACCTGTGCATTGCAGAACACCATAAACAGCAACACAAGAGATATCATTGATAACCAGAATACAAACATGAGGGCTATCTTAGATTATCTTTGCAATGAAAAGATTTCTAGCTTGCAAGCTGAAAACAATGACCTTAGACGCGCCGCTTCTCAGGATCGCCAGAGTGCACTGATTACAGCTGAGCTGTCCGCACAGATACAGCGGTTAACCAATACGCTCAATCCGGCACCAATCCCGGCATATCAGGTTCCAAACCCGAACACATATTACGGATGCGGATGCAACACCGGATGCAATTGCTGATAACTTCATATCGAGAGTATCTTTCGATTGATTCGAATGTCGGCTTATGCCGTATTACACAGAGGGGCAGGCTGAGACCTGTCCTTTTGTGATATGAAAGGAGTATTTTTATGGCAGAATTTACAAATGTAGCTGCTCAGACTGTAGCAGCAAATGGAAACGTAGTATTTTCAAACACAGCAGTTAAAGGTTCTAACTGCATTCAGCACAGAGAAGGAAGCGGAATCATCACTCTGAGAGGACTGACTAACCAGTGCAAAGCGAGATTCTTTGTGGATTTTTCTGGCAATATCGCAATTCCAACAGGCGGTACTGTCGGAGCTATTTCTCTGGCTATTGCAATCTCTGGCGAACCGGTTCTTTCTTCTCAGATGATTTCCACGCCGGCAGCAGTAGACCAGTACAACAATGTGTCCTCTGGCATCTATATTGATGTACCTCGTGGATGTTGTGTTAATATCGCAGTAGAAAACACAAGCGAACAGGCTGTTTCTGTTGCGAACGCAAATATTGTCGTGACTAGAGAAGCGTAGGAGGTGCAGTTATGAGAGATATTAAGGATTTATGCACAAGAATAGAGGACGAGCTTTCAAAAATCGCAGACAGCGGGCTGACCACCGGAAATCTGGAAATGACTTATAAGCTCATTGATATGTACAAAGATATCAAGAATACCCAGTACTGGGATAAAAAGGTGGAGTATTACAACGCTGTCCTTGATGAGATGCGAGGCGGATACAATGATGATTACAGCGAACGCGGAAGAAAACGCGACAGCATGGGGAGATACAGTCGTGGTGATGGAAGGATGATGTACCCGGATTATGATCGTGGCAGCTCTTACGATGATGGAAATCATAACTATGGATCCGCAAGAGGAAGCTACATTCGATCTGATGGAAGAGACACATATAACGACTACATGACGCAGAAGCAGAGTTATCGCTCCGGTAAATCTGAAGAGTGCAAAAGAAAAATGCTTGCAGCACTGGAAGAACACCTGGATGAGCTTACCACAGAAATGAGTGATATGTCTAAGGATGCAGAGTGCCGGGAGGAACGTGATCTTGTTAAAAGATACGTTGAAAAACTGAGAAATATGCTTTGATTCTTGCAAATGTGGGGACAACTTTTTTAAAAGAATGTGATATTATAATCTTGCAAGGCGTGGTGAACCTTGTAGGGACTGCTGATTAAAAGTTTTTGCTTTCTTTTACATTTCATGTCCTCCTTTCTTTTTTGTGGATGTGCCCTTAATAGAAACAGATTCGAGCGGAATCTGGAGGTTGAAAAGCGGATGCAATTTCCGGCACATTCATTTACCATCGTGACTGGTGGTAACACCTCCTCGTAAATTAAATAAAATTTCCGCGAAAGTCGGATAGTGGCAGGCATAACACGATAAATACCTTGCTAACCCGGGAATCCGGGTTAATGGAATGTAGCTCAGTGGTAGAGCAGTAGCCTTATAAGCTATGTGCCGCAGGTTCGATTCCTGCCATTCCGATTATAGGTTTATCCTTATCCTGTGGACTGGAATTTAATCCAAATAGTCCCGAAAAGGTGTCTTCTGGGAAAGTGGCAACTATTGGCAGTGTTGCGGCGGTCTGTAAAACCGTTCCCTCGTGGTAAACATTATAGGTTCAATTCCTATCTTTCCCATGATTCAACATGTTGAAAAGGTTAACGCTTATCCTGTTAACTGTTGGGCAGTTCGAAAAGCGCAGTGAAATATAGCGCAGTTGGTAGAGCAACATCCGCATAGGGTGCGTGTCGGCGGTTCGATTCCGCCTATTTCATTACCTTGCCAGTGGTCTAACTGGCTTAATCCATTTACCTGCGGCGGCAGGTCAATAAACACGACCAGGAGGATATATATGCAGAAACTTATTGACACATTAAAATCATTTGGAATTGAAATCCCGGAGGATAAACAAGCAGATGTGAAAAAGGCGCTTTCTGAGCATTATAAGAACGCCAAGGAAGTTGCAAAAACTCTGTTAAAAGTTGAGGGAGAACGAGATAACTGGAAAGAACGTGCCGAGACAGCAGAGGAAACCTTGAAAGGGTTTGACGGTATCGACCCGGCGAACATTCAGACAGAGCTTGCTGGATGGAAGAAGAAGGCTGAGGACGCAGAGAAAGAATTCAATGCGAAGATCTATGACCGCGATTTCTCAGACGCACTTAAAACAGCACTTGATGATGTTAAATTTTCCAGTGAGGCTGCAAAGAAGTCAGTCATGGCAGACATCAAGGAAGCAGGATTGAAGCTAAAAGAAGGTAAAATCCTTGGTCTGAATGACTTGATCGAGCAAATGAAACAGACTGACGCATCCGCTTTTGTAGATGAATCTCAGCAGCAGGCTCAGCAGAATCAGGCAAGATTTACCACTCATGTTGGGCAGCAGCAGACACCGGGAAACATGACGAAGAAAGATATTGAAGCAATCAAAGACCCGTCCGAGAGACAGGCTGCAATTGCTCAGAATATCCAGTTATTCCAGTGATTTTTTTACACCGACTATACATCAGAGTATAGCCGCTAACCCAATACCTTAACAATTATGGGTAGAAAGGATTTTTTATATGGCAGCAAAAGCTAATCTTATTATGACAAATGATATCCAGGTCACGGCACGTGAGATTGATTTCGTCACCAGATTCGAAAGAAACTGGGAGCACTTACGTGAGATTCTGGGTATCATGAGACCTATCAAAAAACAGCCGGGTGCTGTACTCAAGTCCAAATACGCAGAGGGTACATTACAGAACGGAAATGTTGGCGAGGGCGAGGAAATCCCTTACAGCAAATTCGTTGTAAAAGAAAAGCCCTATGCAGAAATGACTATTGAGAAGTACGCAAAGGCTGTATCTATCGAAGCAATCAAGGATCACGGTTACGAGAACGCCGTTCAAATGACTGATGATGAATTCCTTTTCCAGCTTCAGACCAATGTTACCGAAAGATTTTACAATTATTTGAAAACCGGTACCCTCACATTTACAGAGATTACTTTCCAGATGGCTCTGGCAATGGCCAAGGGTCGTGTAGAAAACAAATTCAAGCAGATGCACAGAAATGTGACTGGTGTCGTTGGATTTGTGAACATTCTGGACGTGTACGAGTATATCGGAGCAGCCGATATTACTATTCAGAACCAGTTCGGATTCCAGTACATGAAAGACTTCCTGGGATTCAATACAATCTTCCTGTTATCTGACAGCGAAATCCCAAGAGGACAGGTTATCGCTACACCTGTTGAGAACATCGTTCTGTACTATGTAGACCCGAACGAATCAGACTTTGCAAGAGCAGGACTGGTGTATACCGTTTCCGGCGAAACAAACCTGATTGGATTCCACACACAGGGTAACTACCACACAGCAGTATCTGAAGCGTTCGCAATCATGGGACTTACCCTCTTTGCAGAGTACATTGACGCTATTGCTGTTGGAACTATCAACACAACTCAGACACTTGGAACTCTCACTGTAAACTCCGCAGCAGGAAGTAAAAGCGGAGATACAAAAGTGACTGTTACTCCGGCAAAAGCAAGCGCAGGAAATGCATATAAGTACAAAGTTGCATCATCTGAGACTGCCGTAGACTACGGACAGAATGTGAAGAACTGGAGCGCGTGGGATGGAGAAGCCGACATTACAGCAACAACAGGACAGGTAATCACAGTGGTTGAGTGTGACAGCACCTATAAAGCACTGAGTGCCGGGCATGCGACTGTAACAGCAAAATGATAAGGAGCAGCTATGGAAATCGATATGAAAGATTTTAAAGAAGCTATGGAAACAGCGGTTGAATGGTTTAAGAAAAACTGCAATCCGCACCAGAAAATCATTATTTCTGATGATGGTGTAGAACTGGTTTCAGGAGAAATGGGTTTTCCTGTAGAACCAGTAGACTGATCAGGAGGTAGCTGGCATGGCTTATGCAGATTATGATTTTTACACAGAATCCTATTATGGCAATGTCGTGCCAGAAGCTGACTTTGATCGTCTGGCAGCCAGAGCCAGCGATTTTATTGATACATTGACATTTGATAATTTGGTGGACGGACTGCCAGCTGATAAGCGCTCACAGAAACGCATCAAAAAGGCGGTCTGTTCATTGGCTGAATTAATGTATCAGATTGAGCTTGCTGAAAAGAATGCTGCCAATGCCGCCGCTAGTGGAGCATCAACCACAATCGGGTCCGGTGGTAGCGCTACAGGCGTTGTAACATCTGTATCATCTGGCAGTGAATCCATCTCTTATGCAACACCACAGCAGATTGGGGCAAGTGCAAAGGAATGGAGTGCGGTGTATGCCGCCGCCGGAGATGTACAGAAAACGAATGACTTACTTCTTAAGACAGCTTTGCCGCTGTTGATGGGAGTAAGGACGGATGATGGAATACCAGTTCTTTATGCGGGGGTGTGAATATGAAATGCAGACAATGCGGGAAAGAACTTAAACCACATTGGAGCACAGATATTTGTATTGAGTGCTCAAGAGAAAATATGAAAAAGATATTTAGAAAAAACCCAGAAGTGAAACAGGCATTCCGTGAAACTATTGAAGAACTTAAAAAGCCTGAAAACATTGCGAAAATGGCTAAAAATACTGCCGGCTTTATGAGTGCTATTCAGGCATTAAGGAGTGATAAATAATGGACATTTCAACATTAGGCTCATGTATCGCAATCGTTATGATTTGCTACATCGTAGGAATGGGCTGTAAAGCATCAAAAAGAATCTCTGATGAATGGATTCCAGTAATCATGGCGGTTACTGGCGGGATTCTCGGAGCAGTCGGAATGGGAATTATCCCGGATTTCCCGGCAACGGATTATATCACGGCGGTTGCAGTCGGTATGTTTAATGGATTGTCAGCTACCGGCGTGAATCAGATTATTAAGCAAAGTATTATGAAAGAGTGATCTTATGGGTGGACGTGGTGGAAGTAGTGGGATGGCAAAAACGCAATCTCTTGAAGAGTATTTAGGAGAGCGTGGATTGTCTTCTCCTATTAGCGACTATATGGTAGACAAGATGCGTATTCCTCACGGAATGACAGCAAGGCAGAATAAACAGTTTCTTAAAGATGCTGAAAAGGCAAGAACTGATTATTCCAACAAGAGAAACGCCGCTATAAAAGAATATAATTCAAAGGTCGAATCCGGAAAAATCAAATCACCCGGGAAATATGATAAGTTATTGAAAACTGCCAGAGGGCACGAAGATAATCCATCAGTTCAAGCTGCAAGAAGAACCCTGAAAAAGCGTGGAATAAATTGGAGAACTGGAAAGAAGTTGTAGTCTATGGCGAATAAAACAACCAGTATAGCCTACGAAAATCTAAACCGCCGTATCTTTGAAGGAGTTGGCGAATACGGTATACCACAGATAGAACCAGAGACATTCGAAGGAAACTGCGAATTTGTTGGTTTCAATTACGCCAGAGGAAAATGTAGTAATCCAGAAGAAAAAGCAGTTCATTTCTTCTTAGATGATTATCAATTCGATGCACTATGGAGAAATCCAGACAGGTATGCGGATAAGCTGAGCAAATTCCGGTACATTCTAACACCAGATTTCAGCACTTACACTGACTTCCCTAAAGCTATCCAGATATACAACCATTACCGCAAGCACTGGATAGGTGCATATCTGCAAGAATATGGTTGCCGTGTGATTCCAACAATCTCATGGAGTACACCGGATTCTTACGAATGGTGTTTTGACGGCGAGCCAGAGAGTGGAACGGTTGCGATTAGTTCAGTTGGATGTATGAACAGTTTAGGCAAAAAACGCCTATTCTTATCTGGCTATAATGCTATGATTGAACGATTGCATCCAGAAAGTATTATTTTCTACGGAAAAGTACCGGAAGAGTGCAAAGGTAATATTGTTAGAATTAAAGCGTTCCACGATAGATTTTCAAAAGCAACATGTGAAGGATAGGAGAGGGTATCATGTACGAAAAAACAGTGACGATTTTTGATTATTACGAATCAGCCACGACAGGAGATGCGTACTGGTACCCTCATGTTTTATCCGACGTCGACCTCATTGCGGACAAGGGAGCAATCCTCAAAAAGTATGGACCAGACGCAACTGACAACGCACAGTTACACGTTCGATATACCGTCCAGAACGGCGATATAACCATTACTGATAAAGACGGCAAGATTCTCCCATATGTGCCGCCTAAAGAGTGGAAACATCAGATTAACAACGCTCTGGAAGATACTATCACATTCTCGGACGAATCATTCTTCTGGGAGGGTGAATGGACTGGCGGAACGGTAATTGACAGTGATTACCGGAATGGATTCTATCAGTACATGAACGAGAACAAGGACAATGTATTTAAAATCACCAGTGTGGGCGGACCGTATACACTGATACCACATTTTGAAATATTAGGAAAGTAGGATGCAATATGGCAGATAAACCGATCGGCAAGGACGCAGAGGGATATGAGATTCTAACAGAAGCCATGAAAGCACTTCTGAATCAGTATCCTGGGTTGTATGAAAATGAAACAATCAAATACGAAGAACTGGGAACTGATAGCGGTATCTCATTCTTTGCGGATACAGGAGCATTAATCTATTCAGAAAAAGAGGATGTATGCGGAATGATGCATCAGGTGTGCCAGTATCCGTTTATCGTGGTATATCGCACAGCTTCCGAAAAGGAGCGCCAGAAGCTATCTGTTCAGAAGTTTCTGGACAACCTTGGCAAGTGGATTTGCCGGGAACCAGTCACAGTAGATGGCACTGAGACGCGCTTATCCGCGTTTCCAGAGCTTTCCAGAGGACGAGTGATAAAACGCATCACCAGGGATAATTCCTACGGTACAGAGCCACAGGAGAACGGTGTACAGGACTGGTTACTTCCGATCACAGTCAAATATGAATATGACTGGGAAAAATGGTGATTGCATCACTTAAATATAACAATTAACCGGCTATCAATCGGAGATAGTCGCTAACCTACACAGCCTTTTAAAAGTTATAGGCAGAAAGGACATTTCTATGGCAGCAGTTACAGGAAAGATTGATCGTAAATACATGGCTCATTTTATCGATGCGGGTTCCCTTTGTGGAGGACTGACACCGAAATATGAACGTCTTGGAAAAGATCTGGAAGAGTACAATATAGAACTTAATCCAGATACTGAAACTTCTAAAAATATTCTTGGAGAATCCACATTTAAACATAATGGCTACGAAGTTTCTTCTGACGCTGATCCGTTCTATGCAGACACTACTTCTGATCTGTTTGGAGCATTGCAGAAGATCGTAGACAACAGATACAAAGACGACAACCTAAAGACAAAAGCAGTTGAGGTCCATCTCTGGACAGAAGCCACAGCAGGCAAGTACGAAGCATACCAGCAGGACTGCTACGTTGTACCGACTTCCTATGGCGGTGATACATCCGGCTATCAGATTCCGTTTACTGTGAACTACGTTGGTGAGCGCGTAAAAGGAAAATTTGATATCAGTTCTGGCACATTCACAGCTGACAGCGAATAAGCACATATACAAGGAGGACATGCTAAATGGCAAAAGTAATTAATACCAAAATTGATGATGGAGTTCTCATTTTTACATTTACCAACAACGAAGACGAAGTTTTTTCTTCTTTCAAACTGAACCCGACGGATATCAATGTAGCAGCACGCGCAGAAGAACTGACAGAATATTTTGAGCAGCTCAAAGATTCCATTCAGAAAGTCACTTCCGGTAAAGAGATGGCTGAACTCAATAAACAGATTGAAGACAAAATCAACTATCTGCTTGGATATGAAGCATCAAAAGACCTGTTCAAAGAGCCGATCACAGCAACCACTGTATTCGGAAATGGTAAGGTATTCGCTTACATTGTTCTGGATAAGATCGCAGAAGCAATCGCACCGGAAATTGAAAAGAGAAAGAAGAAAATGCAGGCAGCAGTCAATAAGTATACGGAGAAGTATACAAAATGACCGCCTATGAGCTCCCCACCTCACTAAACATAAGTGGGGTGGATTTTTCTATTAGAACCGATTTTCGCGCAATCATTGATATACTTATTGCTCAGAACGATCCAGAGCTGGATGAACAGGCAAAAGCTATTGTTATGCTGAAAATTCTGTATATAGACTGGCAAGATTTACCAGAGAAACATCTTGCAGAAGCGTGTCAAAAAGCTTGTGAGTTTATCGACTGTGGACAAGCTGACAGTGATCCGAATCGCCCAAAACCACGATTAATGGACTGGGAGCAGGATGGCGATATGGTGATCCCTGCTGTCAATAAGGTAGCTCATAAAGAGGTCCGGGCAGTGGAATATATGCACTGGTGGACGTTTTTCGGATACTTTATGGAATCTGGTGAATGCCTTTTTAATACAGTGGTTGGAATCAGGTCAAAAAAGGCAAAAGGAGAACGTCTGGATAAATGGGAAAAAAAATTCTATCAAGAAAACAAGAACATTATTGATATAAAAACACGTCTCAGCGATGAAGAGCAAGCTTATAAAGATAAGCTGAATGAGATGTTGAACCTCAAATAGTTAGGAGGTGGACACATGGCTGCCGATGGCTCAATTATTATTGATACCAAGCTTGATACATCTGGAATTGATAATGGAGTATCGAGAATTAAGCAGTCATTTAACAGCCTTGGTAGTGCTGTAAAGAAAATCGGTCTGTTAATTGGTGGGGCTTTTGCTGTTGGTAAATTGGTACAGTTCGGCAAAGAGTGCGTTGCCCTTGGTTCCGACCTCGCAGAAGTTCAGAATGTGGTCGATGTTACATTTACCACCATGTCGGATAAGGTCAATGAATTTGCAAAGAATGCAATGGCCTCAGCCGGGCTGTCTGAAACTATGGCAAAACAGTATGTTGGTACGTTTGGAGCAATGTCCAAGTCGTTCGGATTCTCAGAAGCACAGGCTTACGATATGTCAACAGCTCTGACACAGCTGACCGGTGATGTCGCATCATTCTATAACATTAGTCAGGACTTGGCTTACATCAAGCTGAAATCCGTGTTTACGGGTGAAACGGAAACACTCAAGGACCTCGGTGTAGTAATGACCCAGTCAGCACTTGATCAGTATGCACTTGCAAATGGATACGGCAAGACCACATCTGCAATGACCGAACAGGAGAAAGTTGCCCTCCGTCTGGCTTTTGTGCAGAAAAAGTTATCAGCTGCATCTGGCGACTTCATTCGTACTTCAGACAGCTGGGCAAACCAAGTGCGAGTAATGCAGTTACAGATGCAATCTCTAAAAGCAACAATCGGGCAGGGATTAATTAATATATTCACTCCGGTTATTAAAGCTATTAACATCTTGCTTGGAAAACTGGCAACATTGGCAAATGCTTTTAAATCTTTTACAGAGCTGATTACTGGAAAAAAATCATCTGGAGCAACTAGTGCCGGAATTGCTGGAGCTAACATTGCGGAAACCGCCGATGGATACGAAGACGCAGCGAATAATGCTGAAAAACTTGCTGATGCTACCAAAGATACTGCGAAAGAAACAAAAAAAGCAAAGAAGGAATCAAAAGATTATCTTTCTACTCTTGATGAAATTCATAAAGTTTCTGCAGATGATGAAAGTACTTCCTCTTCTCCTTCTGGTGGTACCTCATCAGGAGCTGGCATTCCAAATGTCGGAAGTGTGGATTATGGAAATTTAGCAGATGGAGAAAATGCACTGGATAAAATCAGTGAATCAGCTAAAAAACTTGCAGATCTTCTCAAAAAGCTCTGGAAACCTTTTCAGGAAGCTTGGAAGAAAGAGGGCAAGAAAACCATTGATGCCGCAAAGTTTGCTTTTTCCAGCCTTGGAACACTTGCCAAGAGTGTAAGCAAAAGCATCGTTGAGGTTTGGACGAATGGAACAGGCACAAAGATGCTTGAGACTATGCTGCGGATTGCCCAGAATGTGCTTAAAACGATCGGGAATATTGCATCAGGATTCGCAGATGCCTGGAACAAGAATAATGTCGGAACACAAATTATTCAAAACATTGCAAACGCACTTCTGACAGTGATGCAGTTCGTTGAAAAGATTGCAGCGGATACAGCAACATGGGCGGCGGACCTTGACTTTTATCCGTTGTTGGAATCTATCAGCAATCTTACAACTGCATTTGCACCAATTATAGAATCCATTGGAAATGTACTGGAATGGATTTACAGGAACATTGTTCTTCCAATGCTTAAATGGGTAATCGAAACAGGTATTCCCACAATAATTAACCTGGTTTCTACTATGGTCAATTTCTTTGCGGAAAATCAGCCTATAATAGAAGCTTTTGGTGAAATTCTTGTCGGAGCTTTTGCGGCAACAAAAATATCATCATTGATAAGCGTTATAACTACAAGCATATCAGGACTTATAGGATTCATAACAGGAGCAGGTGGATTAATTCCGGCATTAAAATCCATTGTTCTTATGCTGGGGGGACCAGTAACAATTGCTATTGCTGCTGTTATAGCTGCAGGAATATTATTATGGAAAAACTGGGACACCGTAAAAAAAGCTGCTAAAAAATTAGCTGATTATGTTGTTGATAGAACAAAAGCTATGGCAGAAGGTGCCGTTGAAAAAATCAAGGATTTAAAGGAAAAAGGAATTAGATTCCTCGGAATTCTTAGAGATGAAGTAAAAAAAATATGGGAAAAAATGTTAACTACGACAGGAGAATTTACTGGAAAAATAAGAGATGGTGCTGTACTAGCATATAAAGGATTGAAGGAAAAAGCTCTTTCTGTTCTTGAAAACGCTAGAGATAAAATGTACGGAGTATGGGAGAGTATTAAATCTACTGCGCAGGATGTGTGGGAAAATTTGTATTCTTTTGTTCCGAATAAAGTTGAAGAAATCAGGGCAGCTATTGTAGATAAATTCGTGAATGCGAAAAATACGGTTGTAGATGCATTTTATGGAATCAGAGATACAATTCGTGAAATTTTAAACAAAGTAATTGGAATTGCGAACCGTGCCATAGGAACCGTAAATGGTGCAATAGGTGGAATTGAATCAGCATTTACTTTTGGCCCGTGGGAAGTGCCTACTCCTTTTGGAAAAAAGCGAATTGGATTTAAGGCAACCTTTCCTCGTGTATCCACCATTCCATATCTTGCAAAAGGAGCCGTTATTCCGCCTAGATCCGAATTTCTGGCCGTGCTTGGAGATCAGAAAAATGGAAAGAACCTGGAAGCTCCGGAAGACCTGTTAAGACAGATCGTGAGAGAGGAAGCTGGAGGAAATCAAATCGGTGGCGGAACATTTCAATTTATTGCACAAGTTGATCGCAGAACATTGTTTGACAAGGTTATTGAAGAAGCAAAATTAAGACGAGATACAAGCGGCAAAAACCCATTTGATTTGGCATAGGAGGTGGAAACGTGGCAACCATCAGTAAAAGCATTAAAGAACGATACAAGATGAACAACGTTTCCATTTATCAGCCAGACAAGGACATGGGATATAACTTTGAAACAACCTATTCAGAAGGAAGCAATCGTACCCAATATGGAAAAGCAATACTAGTTCCGTTGTTTACGGTAGAGCAATATTCATACAAAGCGACTCACGTTCCTTTAGTAGAAGTCACTAAGATTTTACAGATTATTGCAAAGGGGAAAAATTTCACATTGCATCACTATTCCTTATATTACGGTGCATGGAGAGATGATTTATTTTACGTCGGAAAATCCGGAAATCTAACTATTGGAAACATTTCTGATGATGGGTATGTATCAGAATTATCATTTAACATGACGGGGGTGAATCCAATTGATTAATGTTTCAAAAGCGTTCAAAGATGCGCTTGCAGAAGGAGAAAAATTATATGAAGTAGTGGATATCACCTTCGCCGATGGAAGAAAAAAGACCTTGGACAGTGAGATCCTGGTAGGCGGCGGGACCTTTACGGACTGTGCTGAAAGCAGCAGCTTTCCCATTGGAATCACCGTGTGTAAGTCCATGACTCTCAGCCTGGACAACACAGAGGACCAGTGGAAGGACTATTACTTTTATAAGGCAAAATTAACCGCCTACTTGAAAATGCAAGTCACCGACACCGTAGTAGAAACCATCAAAAAAGGAACCTACACCATCACAACCCCGGAACAGTACGGTGAAGTCCTTGAATTCACGGCCCTGGACGATATGTATAAAGCCAATGCACCTTACACAAGCAACCTGGTTCTTCCGCAGTCAGCTTTTACGCTGCTTCGGGATGCCTGCGCCACAATCGGAATCACCATGGGCTTTTCTTCCATGGAGCATGGGAATGTAATAATCAACAGCATTCCAGAAGGAATCACTTTCCGACAACTGATCGGATGGGTGGCTATGCTGGATTCTGCCAATGCAAGAGTGGATGTGGATGGAAAGCTGCAGTTGATCAAATGGGACTTCGAGTCAGTTGCAGTAGACTATGGAGCAACATTGGACTCCGCTGGATACCTCATTTTTGGCGGCGGAGCCAGTGCGGACTCCGAAGGATTCATATCCCCAAATGCGGGAAACTGGTACTTGGATAGTGAGGGCTTTCTGACGCTCCGTGAAGGCGTTGGAAACCCTCAAAGGTTAATGGATTACACATCCTTCCCTACACTTTCCAGTGATGATATTGTGATCACCGGAATCAAGGTAAAAAACACAGAATCCGAAGCCATGTACGGCAAGGACGGATACGTCCTTGAACTTGAAAACGATCTATTAAGTGATGTAGATCTTGGAACTGTAGCCGGCTGGATCGGGGACAACCTGATTGGAAAGGCATTCAGAAGCCTGGAAGGAGATCTCGCCTATAACCCAATATCTGAATTTGGTGATATGGCCTTCACTTACGATCGAAGGGAGAACAAATATATCACTCCCATAACCGATATAACAAGCAACCTTAATTCCACAACCACGGTGAAAACCCAGGCAGATGATCCTATCCGAGGAGAAAGTAAATTTATTTCCAACACCGAAAAAACAATCCAGATTGCCAAAAAACTTGTTAACACAGAAAAAAACGAACGGCAGCAGGCAGTAGAACAGCTGGAGAAAACGCTGCAACAGGCTTCTGGCTTATATGAAACTAATGTAAAGCTTGAAGATGGAAGCACTATAACATATCTGCATGATAAGCCACTTTTGGCAGAATCCAAAAATGTAATAAAATTTACAGCTGAAGGAATTGGAGTATCCAATGACGGCGGAAAAACCTATCCATATGGATTTATTTTGGACGGAACAACGATAACCAGGCTTTTATATGCAGAAGGCATTAACGCTGATTATGTAAATTCTGGATGCTTTAAAGTAGTGGATGCTGATGGAAAAATAATCTTCCAAGCAGATATGGACACCAAAAAAGTATATATGGACGGTTCCGTTCAGATTGGCGGTGGCAAAACAATTAAAGAGATTCAGGAAACCGCCGAAAATGCTATGAAAGCAGCAGCCCTGGCAAAAAATATGACTCTGCAGTTGAGCAACGAATATCAGGGGATTTCCGTAGATTCTAATGGAAATTATGGAGCCTTCCCCTCCGGAATAACCACACAGGCAGCAGTAATGTACGGCACCCAGGACATAACCTCAGAGTGTACCTATACCATATCCACCTCCGACAGTATAACCGGTTCCTGGAATTCCTCCACAAAAACCTACACCGTAACCGGTTTAACAGCCGACTCCGGATGGATAGATATCAAAGCCACATATATAAGCACCCTCTCCGTAACCAAGCGTTTTTCCCTCTCCAAGCTCTACGCTGGAGAACAGGGGGAAGCAGGAAGGACGTACTTCATCGAGCTTTCCGCAAACGTTCTGAAGCGCGGGCAGAATAAGATTGTATCCCCCACGACAGTAGAGGGCCGTGCATATTACAGAGACGGATCCAGCGCAGAGAGAACTGCATATGCCGGACGATGGAAGATTGAAACATCAACTAACGGAACTGATTTCAAATCCCTCAGTTACTCTACTGAAGATGAAACAAAAAGGAGTTGCCTGGTAAGCCTCCTGGGAGAAAGCATCATTTCGGTACGCTTCACCTTATATGCAGCCGGCGGCACCACTACCCCATTAGATACCCAAACCATCCCGATCCTGATTGATGTAGCCGCCCTCACACATGAGCAGATCTTCAATCTTCTCACGGATGATGGAGCAATTAAAGGAATCTACAAAGAAGGAAATCAGTTATATATATCCTTTACATACGCAAAAGGTGGCATACTGAAGCTTGGAGGCCCGAATAATGGATATGGAATCTTTGAAGTGTACGATGCCAGCGGAAATCTTATTACACAAATTAATAACTCTGTTGGATTCAAAAATATAAAAGGAGAAGAATGGTTTCAAATAAAGGAGTCCGTAGCAACTGCAGGATATGGAGAAGAAACAGATGGATTGCTTGATCTATCGGCACAGTATGAAGATGGAAGAAATGTGGTTTTGGAAGCCATAACAGGGGACTTGGTGCTGAAAATGAAAAATTCTTTTCGACTTGTTGGAATGAAGGCACTTACGGGTGGAAACACGGTGATGTTCAACCCGTATAGTACATTTACGGGATATGCTTCATCTTCATCAAGCCGATATAAGGTTGTTGGAAATCCAGTTGAAGAAAAGGATATAGAAGATCTATATGATATTAAGGTAGTCTGGGCAAAATATAAAGACGAATATCTATCAGAAAAAGATGAGCGTTACGGAAAAGAAATGCCAATGTTCTTGGCCGAAGATATCGATAACAAGTTTTCAATCGCAGCGGACCATGACGATCAAGGCCGCGCCGAAAACTGGAACTACCGAATCATGATTCCATGCATGTTTTCCATGATCAAAAACGATCATAAAAAAATATCATCCATCCAGGCCGAGCTGAAGAATCTGAAATCTGAACTGCAAGATCTGAAGAAGCTAATATTGAAAGGAGAATAAAAAATGGCTGATACATTTAAAGGAATTGTAACCGCAGACGGAAAAAAAAGACAGCTGCCATATGGAAGTATCTTAGATTTACCAAGCTCAGATCCAAGTTTAACCGTTGAAGGTGGCTTCGCTGATGCCGCCGTAGTTGGCAAAAAAAACAAAAAAACGGATGAAGCAATTGCTTCGCTAAAGGAAGATTTAGATAATAAATCAAAATATGTTCCAGTTGATAAAAAACGTATTGACATTTTTGATTTTCCGAATTTGCAAGATGATTCTCTACTTTTAAAAAGAAGTTGGATATATAGTAGTGGTATAATTGAATCATATGACAAAACAGACGTGTCAGATTATTTGGCTGTTCCACCACATAAATCTATTTACTTATGTTCACTATATGATAGCACAGGAAAATATATAAACAGGTCGGTAAGAGAAAGTTGTATTTTCGATAAAGATTTTAAGCCTATAGATAAAACAGCAGACAATATCTGGAAATATGATAATACAACTGATAATATTCAGGATTTAAGAGTTAATTTTAATACTAATAATTCAAATTTTGCAACAATAATTCCAACAGACTATAAGGATTCGCCACCATTCAACAAGGGATACATTAAAGAAGAACTCATTCCTACAATTCCATATGAAAAAATATCGCAGGATGGTGTTCCGAGCTATTATGAAAATGAAATAAATAAAACGATTTCAGATGCAAGTAGCTATATCTGGAATAACGACAACCAATGTAATGATTGTAATGTTTTGGTGTTTGTAACTGACCATCACATTGAACAGTCTTCTTGTATTCATGGAGAATTAATTAAACGTATTGATAGCGTTATGCATTTAGACAGTGTGGTAAATGGTGGGGATAATTATACAAAAAATGAATCTCAACATATTTTTTATGAAGAACAGCGAAAAGCAATAAATTTATTAAATTGTGTAGAAGATAAATTGTATAACGTCATGGGAAACCATGATGCAACAAATATTGCTTATGGTTACGGATATACAGCTTTTCATAAAAATGTTTTAATTAGTAATGCAATGAAAAAAGAATGCACTTTCATGGGAGAGCAAGTGGGAAACCCATCAAGATGGTTAGCCTACTACCGTGATGATAATGTTTCAAAAATCAGATATCTATATCTTGACAACTGTTATGATATGGAAAATAGATTTAATCAGAATGACTTTGATTGGATTGTTAATACGCTAATCACAACTCCAAAAGATTATCATGTAGCCATTTTTATGCATAATCCCGGAGCTTTTGAGGATTACCCTCTAACAATACCTGATAATGTAAAAATAAACGGGCAAACACTGTTTTATAAAATGTTAAGGGCTTATAATGATAAGAAAAATTTTGAATATACCGATAGTAGTGGAAAATCAACTGTTACAGTTACTCAAGATTTTTCGGAAAGTGGACGTGCAATTATAGGGGTTTTTGCAGGTCATATGCATTACGACATGCTATTTAAACAAGAAGGTATAAATGTATCTATAACAACATGCTCAATGCTCAATGGATACCATGTAGTAGATGGGGGGTTAATGTCAGATAACAGAATAAATGGTACTGCGAATGATACTGCACTTGATTTAATTGTTATAAATAAAAACAAAAAGGAAGTTAAAATGTTTAGATGTGGTTACGGTGATGATAGAACGTTTATGTATTAATTAACTAAAGGGGACTTTAGTGAATTAAGTAAAAAAAGTGGAGCACATCATTTTCTGCTGTGCTCCCTATAACAGAATTAAGTTATTTGTGATTCTTCGCCCAAAAATCAGCTACAGACGGAGGTACATAAGTATCATTCTCAGATATTACAACTTCCGTCCGAATTTTTGAATTATGGGGCAAAACAGGGTCACCACCGTCACTAATCTCATCTGCTATTTTAAGCATTTTAATAGCTTCTTCGGAGTACGGATATTCAACACCGCAGTTCGGGCAGATAATTCTGTCTACAGCAATTTTTTCGCTGATGTAATAGCAGCATCCGCAAGTGCAATGGACTTTTAATTTTAAAAACATTTTACAACACCTCCTTAATAGGTTGATTATAGCATATTTTTAAAACATGTACCACGACTTTAACGAAGAATTACGCTCCTTAATTTTGAGGGGCGCATCAAAACATGAAAGGAATGATATAATGAGCAAATTACAGGAATTTTTAAACCTTGGTGATTATTACGCATCAAACGGCGGGTACCTTGAAAAGAAGAGTAACGCATATCTGGATGATTTTAAAAAGAATGCAGGATACAACAACTATACCAAATTTGCAAGAGATGTAAATAGTTGGGAACAGCCAGGATGCCAGGGGCAGCCGTGGTGTGCGGAGTACCAGTTTTGGAAATTGGTAAAAGTTCTTGGAATCACCAAAGCATTAAAGATCATGGGCGGAGGTTTTTACAACTGCGTATCAATCACTAATCATGCTAAAACAAACGGAACTTGGCACAGCAAGCCAAAAGTCGGAGCACTTGTAATCTTTCGCAATGGCTCTCATGTTGGAAGTGTGCAGAGTTTTGACAGCTCAAAAATCTATACAAACGAAGGAAATACTTCTAGTGCAGCTGGCGTGGTGGCGAATGGTGGGGCAGTCCGAAATAAGTCCTATTTAATCAGCGATTCTTCCATTGATGGATATGTTTGGATTGACTGGGACGAAACAGTACAGGAGACTTGGAAAAAGAAAGGAACCAGAGTAGCAACAGTAAATGATTTGTACGTCCGTGAAACACCGAATGGTTACGTTATTGGCTCAATCAATAAAGGAACCGTTGTTGAAACTGACGGAAAAACAAACGGAAAATGGACGCATATTAAAGTTTCCGGAATTGGTATCGGTTGGATCTGGACTGGATATCTTTCCAATAAATTCACTTCTGCTGCAGCTGCAATCACGAACAAACAGGACAAGTCCCGGGTATTATTTTCCGGAAAAGTCACAGCTTCCGTTCTCAATGTCCGAACCTGGGCAGGAACGGAATACCCTCAGATAAAAAAATATCCTACTCTTAACAAATGGAATGAAGTAGAGATAATGAATTACACACAGAAAGCAAAGGACGGCACAAGCTGGTATTATATCCGAATTGCTGGAAAATATTACGGATTTGTGTCCGCAAAATACATCCAGAAAATGTAAAAATAAAACTCCCGGGGTGTACCCGGGAGATCTTTCTACATGAAGAAATATTGTATTATCTTTTATTTTATACCATTTTAGATTAATTTGATTAGTCACATATTAGTCACAATATATAATCTTACAAACTTGCAAAAACCTTATAAATTCAGTATAATAGCCGCATGGACAAAAAAATTAGGATCAACAAATATTTAAGCAATATCAAATTTGTAAAACAGTTGATAAATCTTGTTTTTTCAGTATTTATGCGGGTTTCGAGATATTTCTTATTCCATTTTATTGTGACTAATTGCATATTATAATATTCTGATTAGTCACAATTAGTCACAAACGGAACTTTTATTTTCTCAATCTCTGCGCAGAGTTCTTTCAATGTCCGGTGACCGTAAACAGAGTTTGTAACATCGCCGCCGAATGAATGCCCAAGCATTCTCTTACGGTCATTTTCCATGACTCCATATTTTTCGCACAACATCGAAAACGTGTGCCTGCAATCATGCGGTGTATGCTTTGGATTCCCGATCATTCCTAACTTTTCTAAAGTTGGACAAAAGTAGCTTGCTCTGTAATGGTTTGTAGTGTAAGGAATCAAACATCCATAATGTTCGATCCTTGCTTTTACAAATTCATAAATGCATGAATGGATTGGCACAATTCTATTTTTTCCAAAATTTGTTTTTGATCCACCTCGAAAATATTTTTCTTTTAGATTTATTTCTAAATTTACCAATTCATTAATGCGCCAGCCGCTATAACACATTATCAAAATCATCTGAACTTCTGGATCCGAAGAATGTTCCCAGAGTGTTTTAAGATTTTCTTCAGTAAAAGGGACTCCATGCTGATCGTCCTCACTTGCGGTAATTCGCAAATACTGGGATTTGTTGTCAGATACGATTTCCGCAAAAATTGCGTACTTGTACATCTGCTTGAATAAATTTAGGATTAATTCAATGCTTGCGTGCTTTAGGGGACAGTTGTCAAGAATTTCCTGCATTTCAGGGGCTTTCAAATCTTCAAAAATTCGTTCGTGGATTTTTTTACAATTTTTAAAGGCAGCAGCGTAATTTTGTTTTGAAGAGTTTGAAAGTTTTCCGTTTGAAAACTTCCAGTCCCAGAATTGTTCATATACCTCTGAAAACGTCAATTTCTTGATTTCCGGGTGTTTATCTTCTACACCCTTAATTGTATTGTAGTCTGCCAATATGCGGCTTAAAATGGTATCTGCGTCCGTTGTGGGGGCAATCTCCAATTCTCGCTCCATTCCAGGTTGATACGTTCCGGCTTTGTAAGCTGTGAGGACTGCAAAGCCCTTTACATAGTCGTCTACGTAGCAGATCGCAGGTGAACGGACAGTTTTGCCAAGCTCATTGACCTTCGCTGGTGGATGTACGGCATAGCAGTTCCTTCTTCCGGGACCTAAATATCTGATTGTACCGAAGCCTGCTGGTAGATTTGGGTATTTCTTTCTTTTCTTCTTCGCCATTTTATTCCTTCTTTCTTTTTGGTGAGAGTGTAGGTATAAAATAACAGTCGAACAAACTTTCCGGCTTGTACGACTGTCCCGAAGATGATACAATATTCTTCGTCAAAAGATGATATCTCTTCAGAGGTATTCGCCGTCTCTGTGTTGGTAGCACAGGGGCGGTTTTTTATTATGCGTTTTTATTTTTTACGAGTGCAATGACTGCCAAAACAACATTGATAAGGCACCAAGTTGCCCAAATATTTAAATCGGAAAAACTGCCGGCTAAAGTGTAACCGAATAGTGTTGCTATTCCAAACAATACTATTAATGCAATGTTTCCACCTTTTCCGCCGTTCCTAGTTGCGATAGAAACAATTCCTCCAGATAAAAGCATGATCGCCACAATGATTCCAGCGGATCCGCTTGCTTCTCCTGATTCACTTAATGTATTTCCAATTCCTACTGCACATGATTGAAAGGAAACCATAAAAAACAAAATAATAGATAAAATACCGGATACCAGTTTCCAAGTTTTCATATTCTCATTACCTTTCCAAATTAAACTTCAATTTCAAAAACAGCTGACTGCTTTTCGCTATTTCCATCATAAGTGGAAAAATTAATTTTAAAATTTCCAGGATTATCAACACCTATGCACGCCTGGGCCTGACAAGATGCTCCTACAGGTGTTTCTTGTGGATACATCGAAACATCGCCAGGATAAGAATATCCCATTTTTCCAGTACTATCAACAATTCCATCTTCCAGATTTATATATAACCCATCCAAATAGTCATCTTCATATCCTATATTTTCATAGGTATATGTAACTATGTACACTGCGCCTGGAGTTTTATCACTATATTCGTTACGATCATCAGTAGATGCTACTGAATTAACAGTGATTTTCCATTGTCCCTCAACAATATAAGTTTCTCCAATTTTGTAAGTTTCCTGAGAGGTTGATTTTGTGGATGCCAACGCTTCATTCAATTGTTTCTGAAGCTCATCAATAGTGTCCTGCAGTTCAACAACCTGGTTCTCAAGATATGCGATTTTATCATCTTTTTCATCAGCATAGACGGTTACATAAGATGATGCCGCAAAAGCGACTGATAATAACACAGCAAAAAATTTCTTTTTCATATTCATTTCTCCTTAAAGTTTCACTTCAAATATTCTTCCACACTTTCTGCAGCGGAATTTTTGCTTTCCCTTTGGTTTTGTATTTACCAGCGTAAAAGGGTGCAGAGGATTGAGATCAATTGTAGTTTTTTGGTTTCCGCTCAAATACTCCACATCCGTACTACCGCAAAGAAACCTTGGACATTTAATTTTCTTTGCCATTTAAATCCCTCCTTACATAGTTTATTTTATCTGATTGTACCACAGAGTAAAACAAAATAAAACATAATATTTCTAAATAAGATATAATAAGCGTGTCGAATTTTCTCGATTTTCGTCTAATATCGTATTAATGTAAGAAAATTTGTGCAAGATTGCGATATTGTATAATTGTTATATTGAGAGTATAATATAAACTACTTTGGGAGGAATTTTATGAAAGGAATAAAAAAGCTGGTTATATTTTTTCTGTTTGGAATAATGCTTCTTACATTTCTTGTAAGTGCGCCACTGTGCGATAGCATTGATCCGACAGATTACGAAGTGATTATTAAGGCAAGTGCCAACAATCAATATGTGATACATAATTATACACAGGAGACCATATCTGAAGAAGAAAAGCAGCCATTTGTTGTGAATAAAAGCAACAATATTTCTGCGGAATGTACACGCCATTTCTTTTTCAATCGTTCAAGGCAAAAGGAGGGCACACTGTTCAAGCAGAGGGCGAGAAGTATGATCCAGTCCGTTCTATATCGCTGAGAAGAGGGTATAATGCAATAAAAGAGAACGAATGTTCTTATTGTGCGATATTGGGAGGGACGGATATATGGATTATAAAAAAGAGATTATTGAACTAATAGAAAGCTGTGATAATATTCACTGGCTAAAAACGATATACGCATACATAAAAAGATTAATAGGATAGTAAAGAAAAAGACAAGGGTTTGCGCATTGCCCTTGTCTTTCTTTTTTACTTGTTTGAAATCATGTCAATCAGTTCTTCAAGCTTATCCCATCCATCGTCGTCCAATCTGGCTAATGCAGATACAAGACGGTGTCTGAATGAATCTTCGCCAGCTTTTTGGATGTCTGCAAACATTTCTGCAATTTCTTCATCTTTGCTCTTTGGAACGAACATGCTTCCTTTTCCTGTTCTGAGCCATTCTTCATTTACTCCATTATTTGCCAACATTATTACATGCTGGTCTGTTACTTTTCTGCGACCTGATTCAATATCAGAAACACCAGACTTTGTAATTCCAAGAAGTTCTCCGAATTTCTCTTGACTAAGATTCATTGCTTTGCGCAGTTCCTTTATTCTGTCGTTCATAATGCCCTCCTTTCATTTAATACTATACCACCTCTGTGCGGAAATGTAAAGAAGAAAAGTTCGCAAACCGAACAAAAAACTGTTGACAAGGTTCTTTATGCGTGATACTATATACGCATACCGAACAAGGAAGGAGTGAAAACAACGAGCCAAATAAAAAAGTTTTTCCACTGGTACTTTTTCGCACGAAGAAAAACATTACTGGAATGGTTTATGGGAAAATACCCAAACTTTCCATTACATGTATCAATAGTATCTTTACTGTTGATAATACTTCGTCCAGAAGTGGAATCTTGTATACGTCATATCCAGCAAATAGGGCAACGATTGATACTACTGTTGGGATTATAAATCTAATTCGTTCTTTACGCTTGATACGAAAATACATTTTGCAATTTCGGTTTACGGCATAAACTCCGTGTTCTCGATCAAGCAGACCTAGGCGGTTTAAATAGTCCAATGTCTGGTATTTAAAGAAACGATTAGATTTGATAATCGGCAATAAGTGGAGAGTTATTCGCTCACTAAGGGATAACTCAATGTTTGAAAAGTCAATATTTTTCATTTTAGTCTCCTCTCATAGGAGAGTATATCACAAGAAAGGAGTGAACGCATGTCTGAAAAAGAAAAAAGAATCGTTGAAAAGCTGAAAAACGCGATTCCTAATATGTCAGAATTTGACAAGGGATACATTCTTGGTAAGACAGAAAGTTTTTCCGAGAATAAGCCAGATGATTCTGACCAGAAAGAAGAGACCAAGAAAGGAGCGTAAATGGACGCATTACAATTTAATAAAGCCGTCAGTCAGCACTGCAAAGAATCTGGAGGAGACTGTTGCAAATGTGATCTACGGCTTTACTGTTACCTATCGCCCAGTGAGCGACCGGATGAGTTAGTGAGTTTGGTTATTGATTTTTTGCATAACCACATTGAAAACCATGATCATTATACCCATCACAGTGCGGCTTCATTTCCATGTATTGATGATATGGACATGAGCACCGCAGTAGGCGGCGGCTGTTACCAGAAACCTCATACTCTTCATAAACATTCACGTGCTTGTGAATCTTGTGGCAGTGATACAGTCGAGTGATTGTTTCAATCATATAGTTCTCCTTTCTCAATACTCGGCATGGCGATGCCTGTAAATGCATTATAGGTAGAGAAGAAAGGAAACGTCAATAGAAAGGAAATCATCAATGAAAAGAAAATTAACAGCAGTTTTATTAGCCGGAATCATGGCAACAGGCGTTACTGCTTGCTCAACAGCAAGTACAGTAAATTACAATCTCAACAAAGAAGCGGATGAGTTCAATGTGTACCGAAAAATCACCGTAACTAATGCCAGAACCGACACTATCATGTTGCAGGCAGAAGGGTATATGTCTCTTAGCAATAACAGTAGCAATGAGCTTGTAATGACTGTCAAGACAGGTGAGGATACATACTTCAAGGATTACATCTACTTGAACGACTGGACATGTTATGTAATGGAGCAAACAGAGCCAAACACGGTAGACAAATACCATTATGAATTAGTTTTCTATCCGGAAAGAATTATTCCAAATGTAGAAATCAAATAAAAATTCCAGAAGAAAAGGAGAGTGAATGGATATGGAAGCCGAAAACTATGTAGCTGCTACGGCTCAGGTACATGATTTTGCTTATGAAGTAGCAAGGATCCTGGCAGATACTGTAGTTCCGGAGTTTTCCAGCGAGCCGATCAATGTCGAGGACGCTGCTAAACTGATCGGAATGAAGCCGGCTCAGGTCCGTGCAGGAATCCAGTATGGATGGCTGCCAATCGGTATTGCTACAAACAATGGGAAAATAATCAAGGGTAAATCTAACCTGAGATTAAACTTTACAATCTTTCCAAGGAAGATCTGGGAAATTACTGGACATATATGGAAAGGAAAGGAAGCATTAGAAAAGTGAAGTGCCCCGGGCGGAGGTGGATCTCCAACCCAGAGCAATGAACCCACTAACCATCACTTAGTGGATACGGTTATATTATAATCCTCTGTCCGCTAAATATCAATATTAAGAGAGGAAAAAATATAACAAAATGAAAGAAAATATGACAAAACAGAATAATGAAAAGATTACATGGGAAGATATCGAGGTTTCCTTGGCGTCTGAAATTGTAAGAAAAGCGAAAAGAGAGACAAAAAAGTGGTTCAGTGCATGGCTTTTGACTGCCGCGCTGTTAATCATTACTAATATCTTTTGGTATATTGCTTACAATCTGTAATCTTTTTCTTTTTGGAGGGAAAAGAATGAAATCACCTAGACAGAACAGAAAGGATATCGTAGTCAGTTCGATTATTGGGATTCTGTTTACTTTTCTACCCTGTTGGATATGGGGAGATGTTGCATCTCAGGTCCTGGGATGCGTAGTATTCGCACTGTTTACGTATCTGGCTTTACTTTGAGAAAGGAGCAGAAACATGAAGGAGGAACAGATCAGAGAGCTTTTTGAGCTTACAATGAGGGTCGCAAATGAAACTAACCATCATGTACACTATGAGCTTTCCGCAATGGGGAGCGGGACGATGCTTATACTATGCCATGTAAATAGAGTTTCTGGAAAAATCATCAAAAGATTTGAAGTATATCTAAATTACAACCTTCTTTCTGAACAGAAGAGAGGATACCAGGCGGCGAAAGAGTATATTTCTGGTCTTTTGGAAGATGGGAGGTGCCCTAAATGAACTTCACTGGCAACGGAGATATAAAGGATGAATACCTGGAAATCATTACGCATAGACATTACGGGCCAATAAAAAGACAAGCAAACAACTATAGATTAGCAGAAAGAGAGGAAAATAAGAATGAATCTGTACGAAATCGAAAATGAAATTCTTAATTGCGTAGATATGGAAACAGGGGAAATCGTAGATATTGAAAAGCTTGAATCTCTGCAGATGGAAAGAGATCAGAAAATCGAGAACATCGGTTGCTGGATCAAGAACCTTCTGGCAGATGCAAAAGCATTAAAAGAAGAAAAAGATAACCTTGCAGCACGTCAAAAAGTTGCTGAGAACAAAGCAGCTTCATTAAAAGAATTTCTTTCAAAATATCTGGACGGTGAGAAATTTAAGACTGCAAAGGTATCAATTTCTTACAGAAAAAGTGATTCTGTAGATATTTCAGCGAATGCAACTGTTCCTGAGGAGTTCCTTAAATATGCAGAGCCTACACCTGACAAAATCGGATTGAAAGTGGCATTGAAAGCTGGAAAAGAGTTTCCGGGAATTTTACTGAAAACTTCTCGGACTATTCAGATTAAGTAGGAGGACGCAATGAGTAATTTTGAAATCCGTATTCCAGCGAGAAAGAAACAGCCTGCAACTGATAAGGATAACCCGGTTGTGAAAGTATCACCGGAAGCGTACAACGCACTGGTTGAGATTTATAACGAATCAACTATATCTATGAAAGACATTGCAAGTTTACTGATTGTAGAAGCCAGTAAGTGCGTGGTCTATGACAAGGGGGATTGAAATTGAATATCTATGAAAAATTAGGAGTTATCCAGTCAAAGCTGAAAGCCCCAAAAGGGCAGTATAACTCATTTGGGAAATATAAATACAGAAGTTGTGAGGACATTCTTGAAGCAGTAAAGCCGCTTCTGGCAGAAACAAAGACAGTATTATGTATCACTGATCAGATGGAAGTGGTCGGGGACAGAATCTATGTAAGAGCAGAAACGCATTTAAAAGATGCAGAGGATTCTTCTTCTGAAATCGTAACAGTTGCTTATGCAAGGGAAGAAGAGTCAAAAAAAGGCATGGATTCTTCCCAGGTTACAGGCGCAGCGTCATCTTATGCAAGAAAGTATGCACTGAATGGTTTGTTCTGCATTGATGATAACAAAGACAGTGATTCTACTAATACGGGCAGCAGCGGAAAAACAGCAGCTAAAAAGCCAGAATCAAAAGAACCTGTTGAGATGATTACTTCAGAAAATGTAATGAGCATCCAGAACATCATTGACAAATATCCGAATTCTAACTTGTTTGAACAGATTAAAACTCGTTTCAAGGTAGACGATGTGAAAGGACTCACAAAAGAAAAAGGGCAAAAATGTCTCAAAATGTTGATTGAGTACGATAAACAGCATAGTGGAAAGGAATAAAAAATGAACAAAGTTATTCTTACAGGACGATTTACAAGAGATCCAGAAGTCAGATATACAAATGATGGAGCATCAATCGCAAGATTTTCCATTGCAGTCAATAGAAGATTTGTAAAAGAGGGTTCTGATCAGAAAGCGGACTTCCTTAATTGTGTTGCATTTGGAAAGTCTGCGGAGTTTATTGAAAAATACTTCACAAAAGGAATGAAAGCAGATTTATCTGGAAGAATCCAGACGGGATCCTATACAAATAAAGACGGCGTGAAGATATATACAACAGATATTGTTGTAGAGGAAATCGAATTCGGCGAAAGTAAAGGTTCTTCACAGGCACAGACATCATCGCCTACACCGAATCCAGAAGCCGACCCGGACGGCTTTATGAGCATTCCTGATGGTATCGACGAGGAGATGCCATTTAATTGATACAGATTGATAGCAGAGAACATCAGAAAGTTATTGATGGCATTAAAAAGGCATTTGACGAGGCAGGGGAAAAATGGTTCGTGTCAAAGCTGTATGTGGGTGATTACATGAATTATGATAACCCGCGTTTAGTAGTTGATAGAAAGCAGAACCTTGCAGAGTTATGCGGAAATGTATGCCAGCAGCATGAAAGATTCCGATCTGAAATTATCCGGGCAAATGAAGCAGGAATAAAACTTGTCTTCTTATGTGAACACGGGAAAGGAATCGAAAAGCTGGACGATGTTCTCTGGTGGGAGAATCCCAGGGCGAAGAAGCGGGTTAAGAAAAATGGTATCTGGATTGAGCAAGAACAGAAAGTTATGCACGGCGATACGCTGTACAAAATTCTATGCACAATGCAGAGAAAATATGGCGTTGAGTTCCTATTTTGTGACAAGAAAAATACTGGAAAACGAATAATAGAGATTCTGTCGGATGGACAAAGAAACAATTAAACAGCAGAACAGTATGAGAGATGTTCTTTCCAGATACGCAATGATTCCGAACAGAGCTGGTTTCATCAGTTGCCCATTTCATTCCGGTGACCGTACTGCTTCAATGAAAATTTACAAAGACAGCTACTATTGCTTCGGATGTGGCGCGACAGGAGATATTTTTACTTTTGTCCAGAACATGGATAATTGCGATTTTAAGACAGCCTTTCAGATTCTTGGCGGAACATACCATAAACCTGATTTTTCGTCCAGAATGGCAATATATCACGCTCAGAAGCAAAAAGAAATGAGAGAGAAAGCAGAGCGGAAGAAAAGCGAAGAATTGCAGGAATGTTTGTCCGATATTGATTTTTACAGGTCTATTCTTGGCAGAGTAAGGCCATTATCAGATGGCTGGTGTGAAGCATGGAACAAATTACAGCTTGCATTATATAAGCATGGATTCATAACAGGATTGGAAGAAGGTGATTAATACGTGGAAATGATAAACAAGCTCACGAAGGATTCTATTCTGGACGAAGAAGTGTTTGACGAGATATTCAGCCAGGAAGACGAGATATACAAGGCACGTCTTACACTGACTCTTCTGGATAGGGCCAAGGAGCTTGGCGTAAAGAAAAAATTCGAAGATTTGCTTAAAGCATACACTAAAGTACAGAAGCAGATGATCGAGAAAGAGAAAAGCAATAGGACGTTGTCTATGCTGGACCAGTGGACTAATTTCTCTGATTGTGAATATGACAGAATGAAGTGCCTTAACTGGGTGGCGGACGATGATGGGATTAGAATATCAAACACAAATCCAGGATCTCCGGACATTATAGCTTGTTATCACCCTATACTTCCAATAGAGCGAATGAAGAATCTGGAGACTGGAGAAGAACAGATAAAGCTAATCTATAAGAGAAATAATAAATGGTCCGAGGTTATTGTACCGAAAACTATGGTTGCATCAGCCAGTAAAATTGTTGGTTTATCCGCGCTTGGTATTTCAGTGACTTCTGAGAATGCGAAGTTCCTTGTCCGGTATCTGTCAGACGTAGAAAATGCCAATGATGATTATATCAACATCCAATATTCCTCTAGTAAAATCGGGTGGATTCGAGATTATTTCTTACCCTATGACAAGGATATCGTATTTGATGGCGATATGAGATTTCGGCAGTTATACGAAAGTATCAGTGTAGGTGGTAGCAGAGCAGAGTGGTATGAACATGTAAAAAGGGTTCGCGCTACTGGAAGAATCGAACCGAAAATCATGCTAGCTGCAAGTTTTGCAAGCATTCTAATTAAACTTGTCGGTGCCCTTCCGTTCTTTGTGGACTTATGGGGTGAAACCGAGGGTGGTAAGACTGTAACACTTATGCTAGGAGCTTCTGTCTGGGCGAACCCTGGCGAATCCAGATACATAGGAGATTTTAAAACAACCGATGTGGCCCTGGAAGCAAAGTCCGATATGCTTAACAATCTTCCATTAATTCTGGATGATACTTCAAAGGTGTCGGCTAAAATCCGAGATAATTTCGAAGGAATTGTATATGACCTGTGTTCTGGAAAAGGAAAGAGCCGTTCCAACAAGGAGCTGGGTGTTAACCGGGAGAATCGCTGGCAGAATTGTATCCTTACTAACGGTGAACGTCCACTGGCCGGGTATGTCAGCCAGGGCGGAGCGATTAACCGAATTATTGAGGTTGAGTGCTCTGAAAAGATATTTGATGATCCGCAGCTTACCGCAGATACCCTTAAAAAGAATTACGGGTACGCAGGAATTGATTTTGTGAATGCAGTTAAGAAAATGTCCGTTGATGATATAAAATCCCTTCAAAAGCACTATCAAGGGCTTATACAGGACGATGATAAGATGCAGAAGCAAAGCATATCAATGAGCATTATCCTGGCAGCAGATAAGATTGCAACAGATCAGCTATTCCATGATGGTCAATACATTGACATCGAGACAGCAAAGAACCTCCTGATAGAGAAAGAAATGGTTTCCGAAAACGAACGCGCTTACTGGTTCGTGGTTGATAAGATCGCTATGAACGGAATTAAATTCGATGATAACCCGGATGTTAAGACAGAAAAATGGGGAGTTATTGACAATGATCCGGTAGAGAAGACATCAACTGCAATAATCTATAGCGCAGCGTTTGATGATCTGTGTAAAATTGGAAGATTCTCCAGAAAGGCATTCTTGTCATGGGCTGTTAAGAAAGGGCTTGTGGAAACCGACAGCAGGGGTTATCCGACCAAAGCGAAGAAGTTGGACGGAATTGTCACCAAATGTGTGTTCTTGAAAATTGTAGATGAAATTCCGAAAGGATTCGTGAATTGCAATGATAATTTTGAGATTACGGACGATATTGTGTTTGATTGATAGACAATTCGTCCAAAAGGTAACCGGGTAACCTAGGTAACCTTTGATTCTGCATATATATATTTGAGTATTTATATGCACATATTGAGTATAAAAGTTTCCACATATGAGAAAGTCAGGGTTACTCGGTTACTCGGTTACCTACCAGTAAAATCAAGGGTTTGCGGATTTTTGAACGGTTACGTTTCGGTTACGGACGGTTACTCAATAAAGAAGGTGGAAAATGAAAGTAGAAGCAAAAGATATTCCTATCATACAAAGATTCATGACGGAATATTGGAAAGCTATAAAAGAATTCTACTCAGTAGAGATTACAGATGAATATTCTAAGCAAGCTTCTGATAAATTAATTTGGCTTGGAGAGATTAGTGGTATCTGTACAAATAAGCATGATAAAGAGTTTATCCAAGACTGCATAAATGCCTTGGAAAAGCTCCTGGATTTTAAGCAGAGAGAAATGAGGATAAACCAATGAACAAAATGAAGGAGTATGAGCGAGGAAGAGAAGACGGTCTTGATCTGGTACTCAGAATTGTTAGAGATGGCGGTATAGAAGCACTTGAGAGGGAAATAAAATTTAGAGGCATTACAGGAGTACATACCTCTTTAGCCAGTAAAGACCTGGATAAGGCAGCACAGAAAATCAAAAAAATGACACTTGATACATTTACAATCCTTGGAATTGCAGTGCTGCATGATTGCTTTGGCTTCGGTCAGATACGCTGTCAGAGATTTATGGATGGCATGGACATGGGAGCTGAGTACCTTGCAGAAGATCTGGTAACATGGCCGGACTATATCAACAGTATCAAGGAGCAGATCGGAATTGATCTGGAGATTAGATGGAATAATTAAGAGAAAGGAGCCAGCCTCCGGCCGGGGTAAGGGTATACCGGGCTTCTTGAAAAGATGAAACAGGTTTTGAAATATCCGGGAGCGAAATGCCGATTGGCTCGATGGATTGTTAATAATATGCCGAAACATAGTGTGTACCTAGAACCATATGCAGGCAGCCTATCAGTTTTATTAAATAAACCTCGTTCCCACATAGAAACGGTAAATGATCTGCATGGCGAGGTAGTAAATTTTTTCCGGGTGCTGAGAGATAAGCCCTATGAATTAAAGCGACTGCTAGAGTTTACCCCGTATAGCAGAGAAGAGTATGATTTGGCTTATCAAGAATCGGAAAATGAAATTGAAAGAGCCAGACGATTTTGTGTAAGATGCTGGCAGGGATTCGGTTGCGCGAATTTGTACCACAATGGATTTAAGAGCGGGCAACAATCAAACAGCCCGAACCCAGCAAAAGCATGGGCAGAGTATCCAGATATTATCATCCCGGCAGCAGAGCGGATGAAAGGCGTTCAGATTGAGAACCTTCCTGCGATTGAGCTTATTAAAAGATATAACACATCAGATGTATTCATCTATGCAGATCCTCCATATTTGCACAGCACCAGAAAGAAATATTTGTACAAATATGAAATGACAGACAACGATCACTTGGAGATGCTGGATGTGTTGATGCGTCATCCTGGCCCGGTAATGATAAGCGGTTATGAAAATGATTTATATAATTCCGCGCTTAAAGGCTGGATCAAAATAAAAAAGGATGCACAGGCAGAGGGCGGAACTAAAAGAGAAGAGTGCTTGTGGATGAATTACGCTGATACGCAGTTATCGTTCGAAGTAAATTTCCCGGAGATAATGCCATGATACACGGAGAATTAATCGTTGATAATTTTGCAGGCGGGGGCGGTGCATCTACAGGTATTGAGCTGGCAACGGGATATAGCGTTGACATAGCAATCAACCATGATCCTGAAGCTATACGGATGCACAAAACCAACCATCCTAACACGAAGCATTACTGCGAGGATGTATGGCAGGTGGATCCAATAGAAGCCTGCAACGGGCACCCAGTAGGACTTGCGTGGTTTTCCCCGGATTGCAAACATTTTTCAAAAGCAAAAGGCGGAAAACCAAAGGATAAATTCATCCGGGGCCTTGCCTGGGTAGCCTGCCGATGGGCGGGGCTTGTAAGACCCAGAGTGATAATGTTGGAAAATGTAGAAGAATTTAAAACCTGGGGGCCACTTAACAGAGGGCATCATCCCATTAAGAGCAAACAGGGGAAAACATTTGAAAAATTTGTGCAGCAATTAACTGATCTTGGGTATACAGTACAGTTCAGAGAGCTTGTAGCTGCTGATTACGGCGCTCCTACAATGAGAAAGAGATTCTTTATGATTGCCAGATGCGATGGGAAGCCTATTGCATGGCCGCAACCGACACATGGACCGATAGACAGCGAAGCAGTAAGAACCGGAAAACTCAAACCTTATGTTGGAGCATATACACAGATTGATTTCTCCAAGCCTTGTCCGTCTATATTTGATACATCAGAGGAAATCAAAGAGAAATATGGTATCCGGGCAGTAAGACCATTAGCTCCCAAGACAATGGCGAGAATTGCACGGGGATTGAAAAAATTTGTGCTGGATAATCCAGAGCCATTTATTGTGCCAATCGGGCACGGAGAAAAGAAAGACCAACTTCCACGGGTACACGATATCAGACAGCCATTGCCGACGATAGTGGGAAATGGAAAACATTATCTTGCAAGCCCGCTCCTTATTCAATATCATTCTGAAACTACAAAAGATGAAGTAAGGGGGCAAACCATTATTGATCCAGTTATGACAGTGGACAGCTCAAATAGATATGGACTGGTAACTTCTTTCCTGAGTAAATTTTACAAATCAGGTACGGGACAAGATATCAGGGAACCTTTACACACGATTACAACATCACCGGGACATTTTGGAGAGGTACGAGCTTTTCTTATCAAATATTATGGATGCGGCACCGGACAGGATATAAAAGAACCTCTTGATACAGTTACCGCACAAGACAGATTTGGCCTGGTAGAAATCAACGGGGCGGAATATCAAATTGCAGACATAGGGTTAAGAATGCTGGAACCCAGCGAACTATACGGCTGTCAGGGCTTCCCGGAAGACTACATAATCGACCATGATTATACAGGGAAGACATATAGCAGAACTGAGCAGGTGCGGAGATGTGGAAACGCTGTATGCCCACCAATACCAGCAGCCATGGTAAAAAGCAATCTGCCAGATCTATGTGTAGCAACCAGAAATCCTATTTGCAGAAATGACAGGATGAAGGAAGAGACTACAGGACAATTGAGATTTGCATAGAGGTGAGAAAAAATGGATGAAAAATTAAGATTTCACGTCCTGGTTATGTTATTAGCAGAAACTTATGATTTAGAAGATTCTTTATTCGAGAATGAAATTGATAAGTTTGAAGAATTAATTTCCGAAGCAGGTGGAAAAGCATGGTTTCAGGCCGCAAAATCTGATTACAATGATATTGAAATTACAACATACAAAGATATGGAGCGCCTTCATTATTATGCGGAATATTACGATGGATACCAAGCGCCATTTGTTGTATGCGACTGGGATAAACCTATTAAAGAATTAGAAGAATTATTAAAACTAGCATCACCGATTTTATATAAAGAATATATTGTGAGGCTAAAATAAGCGGAGTATTTGTCTTTCAAATGCCTGCTGATTCGGAGGAAACAGAATGAAATATCCAGAAGATTTATATATTGATTCCCAAATTTTCGCAGCTAATATGGATGGTTCGGAATCTAATTTTACAGAAAAATTGTAAAAACACGAACACCTCATTTGTGCTGCGTATGTGAAAACCAGATACCTAAAGGTTCAAAGATGCTGAGACAGAAAGCTATAGTAGAAGGCGAGGGATGGAAAAGTTGTTATGTATGCCTACCTTGCATAGAAAAGTGGCTAGAAGAGTCGGGACAAGTAGAAGAAAAAGAATATTGAGAGCATTTTTACATAGGAGGTCAGAAATGACAAGAGCAGAGGTGACGAAATTTCTTAGCCAGTTGCTCATAGATACACGCTTTGCTGGTGCAGGGAAACACTGGGCCAGCGAAGTTAGTGTTGATCCATGGGGAACTGAAGCTAAAAGAATTGATTATATGCAGTTTTCTCCGGCAAATCAGTGTTCTGTATCAGGAATTGAAAAGGGCATATTTACCTGCTACGAGATTAAAAGCTGCAAAGAGGATGTATACAGCGGGAACGGACTAAATTTCCTTGGCGAAAAAAATTACCTGGTAACAACGATGGAGTGCTATAAAGAAATTTTACCAGATTTCCGCAGCGGGAAATTTGCCAAACACATGAAAGAGCTGTTCCCGGAATCCTCCAACTACTTTGGTGTTATGGTTGCGATACCAGGCTGGGCAGAGGTAACAGATGAATTTGAAAATCCTACGCCACTGGACACAGAGGTAAAGCGGTGGAAACTGGCGTGTATATTACCTTGCCATGAAGGACCAAGAAAGAGATCCATGACGGAATTATTGTTTTGCATGGTGAGAAGCGGGCATTGAGAAAGGATGGGATAATATGATCTATATAAGGAGGATTGGAGAATGAGAGATGAAATGACACTTGTACAGAACGAAGATGGCACATTTAGCGCATACGATGATACATACGATGTTGTAATACATTGTGAAACGGAAGAGGAACGGGAGAAAGCTATTGAGCGTTTAAAATCTACTAATTGAATTCCAATAGACGAGAGATTGCCAGAAACAGATGATTATATCTTGGTTTCATTTAGCAACTATATACTACCAGATATTGGACGATACGAAGCTGATAAGGATGGAGGAGGTGCTTTTTCCGGGAAATGAAGAAAGAAGCTATGCGTCTTTTGGATTGTTCATCAATGCTTGGATGCCACTTCCAGAACCATATAAGGAGGACTGAACATGATTGAATACACTGAAAAAGACAGTAAAGAGCTCGTAGAAGCCTTGAACACATTAATTTCAAAATGCGCAAAGGCAAAAAGTTACGAACTCAATTGCATCGTATCTTACGGAGAGAATCTGGAACTTGATTGTCATTTCGGCTTCAAAATGCACAAGGAGGACTAAATTGGATATTGTAAATTATACTGCCCGGACGGTGAAACACAGTGCTGCATCTGCTGCGAGAAGCAAGGCGGTTGCGATAACCGGTGCGACATGATGGATAGCTATGAATATGCAGAGGAATGCGAAAATTATGTTAAGGAGGAAGAGACATGATTACGTTCTTATTAGGACTTGCACTTGGAATCATAGTCGGAGTGGCTGGCCTTGTATGTGTAGCGATCATGTACGACAAGCACCACCCAGACGAATAGAAAGGAGAACGGTATGCTGACAAGGAATAAGAAGCTGAAAGACTACGGTATTCCGGCAGAGGATATTGAAAAACTGAACACGATGCTGAAAGACTTTCCGACAGAGTACGGATACCTGCTTACCAGTGCTGCCTTGTCAGCTTGCCCGAAAAACACGGTGATAGCGGATATGGTTATTGAGAATATCCTGCACCGGAAAAGTTACAGGAAAATCAGCAAAGAAAGATATATCCCGATGAACCCGAAGGACTTTTATGGATACAGGCGTAAGACCGTCGCTGTACTGTATGAGAGAATGCGGTTATTGGGAGTGTGGGAGGAAAAATAAATGAAAGAATATAAATGTCCAAAGTGCAATAGTAAAAACCTTTTTGTCAAGAAAGTTGGGAATAATACGGGATTGTATTGCGGGGATTGCGGTGCATGGATTAAATGGGTCGGGAAAAATGAGCTGAGAGCGTTTGAATATTTAACTAAGCAGAAACACGTAGACGATGCTAATAGCAAACAAGACGATATTGCAAGCATCATTTATAGCACTCTCGATCATATGTATTGCGATAATTGCAGATTCAATAGCGAAATTAAAGAAAGTGATAATGGTGAATGGAACTGTGATGAATGCCACAGAAAATATAATGGATGGGGAATTTCCATGCAGGAAAGTAATAAAATTGCAAAAGAAATTTTAAAACAGTTAGGAGAATAGAATATGAGCAGACTGATTGATGCAGACAAAATAATTGACTCTCTTGGAAATTCGGATATGGATTTTGCAATAGGTGCAGTTATTGACGAACAGCCGACAGTTTTTGATGTGGACAAGGTTATTAGTGAATTGAAAAGAGATAAATTCGTTGAATCCGAATGTATCTTATCTGATGTACATCAAGGATACAATGCTGGACTGAACAGAGCAATCGAAATCGTGAAAGGCGGTGGAGTTGAATGAGAGAAATTCTTTTCAAGGCAAAGCGGATTGATAATGGCGAGTGGGTCGAGGGATATTACCTAAGAGATCAATATCACATAGGGGGAAAGGACATTATTTTTTATCGAAAGGATTCAGATCGGTTTACAGTATATACCAATATAATTGATATAGAAACCCTCTGCCAGTTCACAGGACTTTGCGACAAGAACGGTAAGAGAATCTGGGAAAATGACATCCTGATGTGCCGTGGAAACTCAGAAGATCTTGTAAAAGTGGCATTTGGAGAATTTGGCGTAAGAAATATTGAAACCGGATCCATAGTAGATAAAGTTATCGGATGGCATTATGAAGTTGTTCCGACAGATACAATCAGCAGATGCGAACCATTCTGCTGGACAATGCCATTGACAGAATATTATATCGACAGATGCGAAATGGAAGTAGTTAGCAATATTTTCGACAATCCAGAATTGTTACAGGAGGAATCAGATGAGTAAAGGCAAAGACATTTCAACCATGTTTACGAGGGAAGAAAACAAAAAGAATGGAATAGTTGGATATTATCGGGCTGACAGTAGAAAAATTGATGTTATCAGTCCTGCACAGTACGGAGTATTCTTGCAGAAAAGAGGTAGGAGAAAATGAGCAAATCAGTATTAGTGATAAATACGCCAAAATATTGTGCTTTATGCGTTTTACGCAGCGGAGTGCTTCACCCGTTCTGTAGAGTAAACAATAGAGATATTACAGATTTGAGTATTAGACCAGATTGGTGTCCATTGAAGCCATTGCCAGAGAAAATGAAAGTAACTGGGCTTTATAACGGCGAATATTTCAAAGCAGGAGGTAAACTACCGAGCTATAAAATCGGATGGAATAAATGTATTGATGAGATCACAGGAAAGGCGAAGTAATCATGTGGTTTTTGTGTCAAGAGCCGTGCAAAACATTAGAAGAAGCACGGAAAAGAGCAATGGAAATTGGACGAGAGAATTTTGATTCTATTCATAAAGAACGCTATGGATTGTTTTTTAAAAAAACTGTATATGTGGTTCTCTGGTGGAAATGGATTGAGAAAGGAGAGGTAAATGGCAAGAAATAGGTATCCAGGAACTTGTTATTGTTGCGGTAAAAAAGTTCCAACAGGTTATGGACATTTCGAAAGATATAAAGGTGGTTGGAGAATCAAATGCGTAAAATGCGCAAGTGGTAGAGTTGTCAGAGATTCTGATAAAGAGGTAAAGCGAGCAATAAGATTAAGGGAGGAAAAATATGATTGATTTAACAGGAAAAAGTGTATTTGTAAGAACGCAGGAAGAATATTTGAGTGTTTTGAAAATGGCGAGGCTTCAGTGATTCACATGGGCGAGAGGAAGCCATTTAAACCCTATTGAAATTCCACTTCCAAACATGTTGAATTTTTACAGCAGCAAGATTGCTACTTACAGAACCGGTGAAAAAAAGACATTGTATGAAGCATCCGAAATCGTCGAAGATGAAGAAAAAATCAAGGATGCAGTAAACCTTGTCAGAACATTTGCTAAAAGCCCAGACAGAACAGCATTGACGGACTCATTTATTGAGTCCTTGAAGTTACTTGCAGATAATGTAGAAAGTCAGATGGAAGAGGTGAAGTAGATGGAGAGATTAACAAAGATAACTGAGATTGGAAACGCTTACTTTCCTAAATGCTTTGAAGAGCCATGCTGCGGAATGGGAGAATGCATTGATGATAGATGCAGTCTTATGCTTGACGCTTGCAAAAAGCTGGCAGAATATGAGCAGTTAGAAGAACAGGGCTTGCTTGTGAGATTGCCGTGCAAGGTTGGAGATATGGTTTGGGTGGTAACATCGCCAATTAATGTGTTTGGTTATGATGAATATGATGGAGATGCGGAATATGAAGTATATGAATCTTTTTTATCAAGCGTATCTTATTATGCGTCTGGAGAACAATTCAGAATTTACGCAAAAGTAACGAATAGTTTTATTGTGGCATACTTTAGAGAATGTGATTTTGGAGAATCTATATTCCTCACCCGTGAAGATGCTGAGAAGAAGTTGGAGGAGATGAAGAATGATTGATAGTTTAATAGCATTTACATTTGGAATAATATTCGGATCATTTGGCACTATTTACTTGATTGCACATTTTGTCGGCAAGCGTAAATAGCAATAAAAGGAGTGATGATATGCGAACCAGGCAAAAGTCGCTTGTTGATTTTGGCGTATATCCAGAAGACATTAATCGTTTAAAGGATATATGTCAAAAAGCTACACCAGAGCAGAGACACGATATTTTACATTGCTGCATAAGTTCTTGTCCTCCGGGGATTGAGCTTCTGGTGTACGAATCTATTGTAACAAACAAATCCTATGACCGTATCATGAAAACGAAATACATACCGGCAAAGCGAGACGATTTCTACGCATACAAGCGCAAGGCAATGGCTATGTTTTATGATACTTTAAGAAAACTAAGAGAAATATAATATTACAATTAATATTAAAATGTGGGGACAAATTTTTCTGCCATGTATGGTAATATAGTATATATCTATGACTATGTGCCGTATGTGGCAGTTTTTTTGCGAGGTGATAATGTGGCGAACTTAAAAGCAGTTACGAGAAAACTTCAAAAAGCTATATTATCTACTGGATTAATTATAAAAATCGGAACATCACAATTCTACAGCCATGAGCAGGAACGATTGATAACAGTAACAATTATATCAACGCCAGTATTCAGACCAACGAAACATGGAAACTGGAAAGATTGTGATTATGAAATATTACGAACTGCATCCCAGTATGATGTAGTCATGTGTTTAAAAGAAATATGGGAGGCGGTCAGAAAATGATGGTGGGAGATAAGTATATATTAAGTGGAGCAAGTCAACTCGGAGTAACAAGAGAAGGAAAGGAAGTAAAAATACCTCCGCTTTCTGTTATAGAAAAAATAAGGGATAACTTTGCAGACAAGCTTAAATTTAGAAATATGTTTGTATTATGCAAAACTGGACAAGAAATAGATATTAGTCAGAGTATTATCGAAAGATATTTTATTCCGAATACAAAGGACGGTGGGTAAATGAATCTCACTCCTAAACAGAAAACGTTTGCAGATGAATATATAAAAAACGGTGGGAATGCATCTGACGCCGCAAGGAAAGCTGGATATAAAAATTATGAAGTGGAAGGCTATAGATTGATAAGAAATGATAAGGTTTTATCTTATATAGCCGAAAAGCAGGATAAAATCGAGAAACAAAAATGTACCGATATCATGTCTCTGGCAGAAATCCAACAGCGCCGTTCCATGATTGCAAGAGGTGAGCTAACGGATTCATTTGGCTTTGCTCCGGACTTCTCCGATCAGCTCAAATCCATGAATGATCTGGAAAAGACACTTTCTATAAAAGAAGCCAGAGAAGAGCAGCGGAAAGCAGAAGAAAAAGCCAGATTACAAAGCGAATATCATATTGATCTGGATATTGTCCCGGACGTATTTCATAAAATGATTAGAGATATCCGGAAAAAGAAACATAGCGAATACATTCTCCCCGGCGGGCGTGGATCCATGAAGTCATCGACAATATCATTGATTATACCGGAACTGCTGAAGAATAATTCGAACATGCACGCTCTGATTCTGCGAAAAGTCGGAAACACTATCAAAGATTCTGTTTATGCTCAGATGAAATGGGCTATTGATAAATTAAATCTAAATGAGGAATTTACGTGCAAGGTATCTCCTATGGAGATTACATATAAGCCTACTGGACAGAAGATATACTTTCGTGGTGCTGATGATCCATTAAAGATTAAATCCATAAAGCCGGAGTTTGGTTATATCGGCATCGTCTGGTTCGAGGAGCTTGACCAGTTCGCCGGGCCAGAAGAAATCCGTAATATCCAGCAATCTGCTATCCGAGGTGGAAATGAAGCATATAAGTTCAAATCGTTCAACCCGCCTAGGAGTAAGAATAACTGGGCGAATGAATATACGGCAGAAGCAGAAGAAAAGGACGATAGCGCACTGGTTGTACATAGTACATATCTTGATCTTGACATTGAGCAGGAATGGCTCGGAGATATATTCCTTGCAGATGCTGAACATCTAAAAGAAGTAAATCCAGACGCTTATGACAACGAGTATTTAGGACACGCCAACGGAAATGGTGGAAATATCTTTGAATACATCGAAGAAAGAACTATCACAGACGAAGAAATTAGTCACTTTGATAGAATTTATCAAGGTAATGACTGGGGATGGTTCCCGGACCCGTATGGATTTATCAGACTATATTATGATTCTGCCAGAGAAACGATATATTTCATTGACGAAATATATGAGAACAAGAGATCAAACGAATGGACCGCAAAAGAAATTAAACGGCGTGGCTACGATGATTACGCGATCACAAGTGATAGTGCAGAACCTAAGTCAGTAAATGATTACAGAGATTTCGGATTGCCTGCTAGACCAGCAATCAAAGGACCGGGAAGCATCGAATACTCTATGAAGTGGCTGCAAAGAAGAAAGCTTGTGTTTGACCCTGCTAGAACTCCGAACGCAAGGAAAGAGTTTAAGAAGTATGAATACGAGCGAGACAAAGACGGAAATATCATCAGTGGCTATCCGGATAAGGATAATCATCTGATTGACGCGACCAGATATGCTACAGAGTCAATGTGGATCAGAAGAGGTAATAGTGCATAATGAGTAAAATAGGAATAGAACTACCGAAAGAGTATTCGGACAGATTTGACAAATTACGACAGAATCGAGTGGAAGTCAGCTTTTATAAATATGGCACAGCAGCAGACAACTTTGGAATGAAATTAGTAGATGCACTTGAATCACATGATATGTGCATTAAAAAATATAAAGAAACTGGAAACACAGAATATCTTTGCGATGCAGCAAATTATCTCATGTTTGAATTTATGTATCCACAGATTCCGAATGCATTTTTCAAAGCAACAGATAGCGGAGAGAGTGCCGGAGTTGCCGGAACACCAATAAATCAGCTAAAAGAAAAATGGTGACTAAATGGGACTTATAACAACACTAAAAAGGTGGTTTAACATGATATTCAAAAAACAAGCCGAAGAGGACTTTAACATCCAGGCGGCAGAATTTCCAGAAATGGAATCACTGATTAACCGGTGCGCGAACATCTATAGGGGAGTACCGGAATGGCTAGATGACAAGAATAACATCAAGACGATTAATTTTGCGAAATCTGTGTGTTCTGAGACTGCCAGACTTGCAACACTGGCGATCGGCATTCAGATAGACGGTTCTGCAAGGGCAACATGGTTGCAGGAGCAGATTGACAAGGTGTATTTCCAAATACGTCACTGGGTAGAATATGGATGTGCTTATGGAACGGTATTCATTAAGCCGAACGGCGAGAGCCTTGACGTATTTACTCCGGCAGATGTGATGATTGTGGATTATGACAATCAGGAAATCAAAGGGATTATATTCAAAGATTCTTATACTGTTGGACGGAAATACTACACAAGGCTTGAATATCACAGGTTTGTTGAGACAACAGTGGACGGAGTGACAACCTATCCGTATTATGTTTCAAACAGAGCCTATGTATCAAAATCTCCTCAAAACATCGGAGACAAGATTGACCTTAAACAGACCAAATGGGCTGACCTTATGGCAGATACACCACCGATTCTTAAAGCAAACGGTGAGAAGCTGGACGGAGCTTTATACGGAGTACTTCGGACACCACAGGCAAATAATGTGGATATCAGTACACCACTGGGGCTTCCAATATTTGCAGAAGCAATTGAAGAGTTGAAAGACCTGGACATTGCATACAGCCGTAATGCAAAAGAAATCCTTGATTCTAAGAGAACCGTTCTGGCGGATGATAGAATACTCATGCCGAGTGGATCACCAGTAGCAGCTATGACACCGCAGGCCATGGAGCACAGATGCAAAGAAATGAGTTTGCCGGATTATGTGAAAAATGTATTCGGACAGGATGAAAAAGAGTTTTATCAGGAAATCAATCCGATTTTAAACACAGATACCCGTATAAGCGGCATAAATGCCCTTTTAAGCCAGTTGGGGTACAAGATTGGATTCTCCAATGGGTATTTTGTTTTTAACGAATCTAGCGGCATTCAGACAGCCACAGGAGTAGAAGCGGAACAGCAGAGGACAGTGCAGTTCGTCAAGGATGTAAGGGATAAGTTAGAGTCTTGCCTAGATGAAGTTATTTACGCATTGAACGTTTACGCTGACCTGTACGGGCTTGCACCGGTTGGGGCTTATGAAGTCAATTATGATTTCGGAGACATCCTATATGTGCGTGAAAATGACCGCGCAAGATGGTGGCAGTATGTGGCCACTGGCAAGATTCCGTTCTGGTACTATCTGGTAAAATTTGAAGGATTTAGCGAAGAGGACGCGAAAGCTCTCGCAGAAGAAGCGAATAAGGAAAACAAAGCAAGTGGATTATTTGGGGATGAATAGCCTATGAAGATTAATAATCATGTTGGAAATGTACATATCAAATTCGATACAAAGCGGATTGATGGCAATTTGAAAGAAGCGCAAACGAAACTGAATATGCAGATTGTAGCGGACTGCGAGCCTTATGTACCTTTCCAGCAAGGAGCATTGAGAAGTAGCGTAAGATACCCGCAGGGAATTGATGGTGGCGAGATTGAATATAATACTCCTTACGCTCATTATCTGTACACGGGCGAGGTATATGGTCCGAATATTCCGCTCAAGGATGCACAAGGCAATATTATCGGATGGACATCTCCACCTAAAAAATCACCCACAGGGAGAAGATTACAATACCATACACCAGGAACGTCCGATCACTGGTTTGATCGTGCTAAGCAGGAACATCTATCTGATTGGGTGCGGCTTGTAAAAGAAACGGCAGGTGGTAAATAATGCTTCCACCAGAGTATTTCCACGGAAAAGAAAAAAGGATCCTTTCGATCTATCAGAAATTGGAAGATTTTATAATGACGGATATTTCCAGGCGTATTCTCCAGACTGGCAAAATGACTGCCACAGCTGATCGGCTTATCTGGAAACTCACGCAAATGGGAGAAAGCAGAGCTGCCATTGAACAGAAACTGCAGAAGCTTACAAAAATGACACAGCCAGAACTTAGACGGATCCTGCAAAATGCTGTGATGACATCTTGGGATAATGATAAAGATATCCTTTTAGGGATTGATGAGAATATAAGTCCGCCGTTGGAAAATCCAGAAGTTATAGCGGTGATGGATGCAGAGTTTAAAAAGACATTGGGAGAGCTTAGTAACCTGAGTAGGACTACCATAAATCAATCTCAGCGTGATCTGATTAATCTGCTGGACAAAGCTGAAATTCGTGTTACTTCCGGTGTGCAATCTTACACCTCTGCAATTTGTGATGTGTTGGACAACTATGCCAAAAAAGGAATTATGGTGGATTATCCAACAAGCGGTGCAAAAAGAACCCTTGAAGCAGCTGTGAGGTGCTGCGTGGTAACAAGTATGAACCAGACAGCGGCGCAGATCACTAATCAGTACATTGTGCAGGCAAAGACAAATTACGTCCTCGTATCAGCCCATCTGGGAGCCAGAACAGCACAGAAAGGACAGCCGCCTTGCGGAGATCATTCATCCTGGCAGGGAAAGCCTTACTCAATAGTTGGATCGGAACCGGGATATCCTAATCTTTTGGAAAGCACTGGATATGATATAAGTCCGAAGACCGGACAGGGAACCGTTGTGGATCTGCATGGACTGCATGGATATAACTGCCGTCACTCTCACCAACCATGGGCGAAAGGATTACGGAATCCCTGGGCGGATGAACACAAGATGGATTCTGAAGAAAATAAAAAGATCTATGAAGATACCCAGAAGCAGCGAGCAATGGAGCGTTCTATTAGAGCGACTAAAAGAAAGTTGATAATGAAGAATGAAGAAATCAACTCAGACGATGTACCAGAATCTGAAAAAGAAAAACTAAGATCGGAATATGATCGAATGGCTTTTAAACTGACTGAACAGAATAAGGAGTATAATAAATTCTGCGAGGAAAACAATCTTGCAGCACAATATTACCGAAATAAGGTGGCAGACTTTGGATATAAGCAGCAGTCCAGGGCAAATGCCGGGGCAAAAAGATTTATGAGAGCAAAGTGAGGTAACTATGGACAGATGGGTGTGTTTCAATCCAAATCCGGTAAGAGGACAGCGTGTAGGAGACTGTGCTGTCCGGGCGATATGTAAGGCTTTAGACCTTGACTGGGAAACGGTGTTTACCGGATTGATGGTACAAGCGTGTGCCTTATCCGATATGCCAAGTGCAAATTACGTATGGGGTTCATACCTGGCAAAGCAAGGATTCCATAGAAAGCTAGTGGAGCAGTCGGAGCGGTATATCTATACGGTGAATGACTTCTGTGCAGATCATCCGATCGGCACGTACATTCTCTGCATAGATGGCCATGTGGTGACGGTACAAGACGGAAAATATTATGATACATGGGATTCCGGAAATGAAGTCCCGGTATATTACTGGGAAAGGAGCTTATAAAAATGAGCATACAGGAATTTATTCAATTTTTTCTTTCAGTCTGCGGAGGAATATCAATTTTTGGAGGGGCAGCAGCTGTAATCCTTAAGTGGATTGCTCCGGCATTCCGACTCAACAAGCGAGTTGAGACACTGGAAGAACATGATAAGCGAGACTATGAAAGTCTTCAAAGGATTGCTGAGAGAGATTCCCTTATCCTGGAAGTCCTATCAACCATGCTGGACAGTCAGATCAGCGGCAACAATGTGGAAGAATTAAAAAAAACAAAACAGAAGCTTACAAATTATCTTGCACAGAATCAGCGTTAATTGCATTAATAAGAGGTATGCTCATGAAATTATATGTGTTCACAAAGAAAGATATAGACAGATTCTTAGTAGAGTGTAATTTCACACCGGATGAAGAAAGATTGTTTCGGCTGAGATGCAAGGAATATACACTCGAATACTGTGCTGAACAGATGAACGTGAGTATATCCACGGCGAAACGATTGAGCCGGAGAGTAAACAATAAAATAATTAAAGTGTGCTGATACTTTTTAGACACTAATTAGAGCCAGAAACGACCTGTTTCCGGTTCTTTTTTTATGCAAAAATATAATCAGAAAGGCGGTGTATAAAATGGCATTATATAACAATCCTTATCAATATAGTTTCGGCGTTCCAGGACAGATGAACCAGTTCCAACAGCAACCTGTCCAGATGCCAGCTCAACCAGTACAGCAGAATAATAATGGAATCCTGTGGGTATCTGGCGAAGTAGGCGCAAAATCTTATCTGGTAGCACCTGGAACAAGTGTTTTGCTGATGGACAGTGAAAGCGAAAAGTTCTACATAAAATCCACAGACGTTTCCGGTATGCCACAACCATTACGGACGTTTGAGTATCATGAAGTAGGCTCTCAGATGCCGCCTAAACAGCCTGTTCAGAACATGGAGAGTAAATACGTCACCAGACAGGAATACGACGATTTAAAGGGCAAATACGAAGCTATTATAAACCGGTTAAATTCTTTTTCTGAACCTGTTAGGGCTAATACCGCGCAGGAATCAGCAGTCAAGGGAGGAAATGCAGATGAGTAATCCATTATTTAACGCACTTGGCGGTGGGATGCCGCAGGGAAACGGACCAATGCAGATGATACAGCAGTTTATGCAGTTTAAGGAGAATTTTAAGGGAGATCCGAAAGCAGAAGT